GCAGGATTTAATTTTGAAGGCATTACGATTGGTATACTTGGTGGATTGACTGCTAGTGGAGTATGGTCAGCAACTAAAACAACAATGAAGAAATAGAAAACGATAAAAGCACCTTCGGGTGTTTTTTTCTACTATACACTATATAGCAGATTATAGCAGATTATAGCAGATTATAGCAGATTATAGCAGATTATGTATGTATATTAGGTTTAACCTAACTTGCAGTACAATAAATAGTATGGTATAATGTATATATGAAATACCATCCAGCTAAACTTTATCTAACATTTGCCATTATCTATCTCTGCGTAAATTATTTGTTGCTTTTGGTCGCCAAATAACCCTTATTTTACAAGGTGTCAGAAAAGTAAAAATGCCCACCATTGAACGAAAGTTTATTTAATGAGCAATGTATCATTTGGGCAATTTTGCAACCTTAAAATTGATTTTTGAGCCTTGTGCCCTCTTATTCTATCTTATAACCTCTTGTATTTTTGCCCCAAATATGTTATAATTAAATAGGGTGTTAATCACCTACCAATATGAGAGCCTTAATCATAACCTGTATGTTAATTCTAACAATTAGTACAACACAGGCTCAGGCACCAGGTGGTTTAAACAACTCAGAAATCTCAGAACCCACCAAGCAGGAGTTAACTGTGCCAACTAAAGAATTAACGTATGAGGATAGAGAGCAAATTGTATTAAAGCTTGCTTCAAAGTATGGGAAGGAGTACAATGTGCCCCCAGAAACAATAATGGCTTTAATACGCTGTGAGAATAGAACACTAATCTATAATCAACAGTCCAATCTTCTCTATAGCCGAGACCACCCAGAGTGGGGAACACATAAAGGAGACAGAGAGCAGTCTTATGGACTTGCCCAAATACACCTCCCTTCTCACCCAGAAATTAGCTATGAGGAAGCAATCAATCCTGACTATGCGGTCAAGTATATTGCAAGCCAACTATCTAAAGGAAAGGGCAAACAGTGGTCTTGTTACAACTTAATATAGAAATAAAAAGAACCCCTTGAGGGCTCTTTTTTTTATACCTAATCTATCTGTATTGTTGGGAGTGGCTTTGGCTCAAATCCACCAAGTTTTCTGACAACCTTGGTTTTATCCACCTTATTTACTTTTGCCTTAGGCTTTATGTCAACCTTCTTCTTAGGCGTTTTAGATGTAGCACCCATTTCTTTCATCATCTGAGCAAATGTTTTTGTTGGTTTTTCTGTAACCCCCACCCCAGCTCTTTGTAATTTACTTTCAGCCGACTCTGTTGCTCTATTATAGATAGGTTTTGATATACCACCAACTGTTTTCTTTATTGAGTTTTTTGCAACTGCTTCATTTATTTTTGTAGCAAGCACATCTCCACCTATATATAGAACTGGATTATATGTACCTCCTGTAGCAAGGATACCACCAGCCATACTTATAAGTCTATTCCTTCCTTCTGGTGTTAAGTTGTCCATAACCTTAGCAAGTTTTATGGCGTCTTTTGCCGCACCATATAACTGTCTACCAACTTTATAACCTTCCATTACCTCTCTTTGTGTAGCTGTTAGATTCGCAACTAAAGGAGAATCAGCATTGTCTGTTAAATCCCTTGACACATTACCAAGTATTTTTTTAGCCAAGTTTCTTGCAGTGTCTCTTTCATCAAACACTTCATTACTTACCTCTCTCATATTATCCAAGGCTTGCATGTTAATTCTTCCACCTTTTGCCTCGCTTAAAACGATTGAGTTAAGTGCCTCTATAACAGCCCTTTTTTCTTGAGTGTTTAGAATACTACTTTCAATGTATTTTGTGGCACCATTTAATACAGTGTTTGTGTCTGTGCTAATACCCTGTTGTGTTAGATTTCTAACAGCCTTGTTTGTCTCCTCCGCAATCTTTCCAGCCCTATCTTCTATTTTCTTGGAAATATAAGTTGTGTCTATCCTGTTACCTCTTTGAGTTGCTGATTTCTCTGTCTTACTGAAAGCATCTGCAATAAATGAGATTGCCATATCACTGCTCTCTGTTTCTCTTGCTATCTCTTCTGCTGTTTTGCCAGCATTTAATGACTCTTGTACTTGCTGAGGTCTTAGCACAGTATCAATTGTTTCTTTTTTGGTTTCACTTAATGCTGTTTTGGATGTGTTTAACATATCAGCAATTTCTTGCCTTGTGTTTGCTATCGCAGTCATTATATAATCAGTTGGGACTTCTTTTATTGTTGAATATTTATTGAAAGGTATGCCTGTTTCTCTTGTTAGAACCTCAAGTGCCTTCTGCTCATCTGTTCTACCAATAATATCCTTGAACTTCCTCATTCCTGCTGTTCCAACGCCTCTCAATCCATACCCTGCCACTCCAAGTATTGGGGTAGCTAACGCACCAATAGCACCACCTCCTAATGCACTTACACCTACATTCATTGCCCCTTGTGCTGATAGAGGATTCTCTGTCTTTTGTAATTCGCTACCTGCCCCATACAAAGTACCACCAATTCCACCTTCTATTGCCATTGGTTTTACAATGTTCTTTGCTACGCCCCTCATCCCCAAGTCTTTTAATGATACTAATCCTTTTCCACCCGCTTGTAGTGCCTTACCCACTGGGAGCATTGAAGCCATTTGTAATCCCGTTCCACCCGCCTCACTCATTGCTTTTACATTCTGTGGTGCTAGGGGTGATTGTGTTGTGTCTACTGGTGTTTGTGGTGCTACAGTTCCTAGTCCAATACTACTTAAATCACGAGATTTTCCAAGGTCAGTAATCGCCTGTTCTTTTGAATATATAGGTGTATTATCTAGTCCAAGTATTTTTGAACCAACAATATTACCACCCTCTAATAGACCCTTAGCCGCAACTGAGCCTATATTATAAGCAGATACACCTGCTCTTGGTATACTTCCTGCTATCCCTTGTATTAACTTCTGTCCAAGTCCTGGTTCTGTGCTTGTTGTGGTCATTGGTGTTGTTCCATCTATACCAGCCACACTTGCCATTTGATTTGTTTTGGTTGTTTGCCCTTGCCTCTGTGCAAGAGCCTCATTTGCTGCCTGTTGTGTTCCCTTTGTAAGATTTTGGCTCACCTTATCAAAGTTGTTGACGTGATACTCCATTGATTTCAATCCTTTTGCCACATAAGCAGGGGTATCGTAATCAACTCTTACTCCTTTATCTGTATAGTAATATCCCTTATGAGTTTGCCAAGTACCATCACCAGCATTTCCACGCCCTGCATTCCACTCTGCTAAAACATTGGCGACTGTGTAAGGTTTGCCCGTATTAGTGTCTTTACTATTATACATATCTCTAACAGCATTAAGTGCCATTAAGTCTTGATTGTACCCACTATTTCTATCAAAGTTTGCAGGTAGGTTGTATTTTTTAATATATGCATTCCAAGTATCTGGTTGGAATTGGTATGCTCCATTACTTGGTTTAGCAAGCATTTTATCTCCTACAACCTTGTAATCAAAAGACTCAGGGTCTCCAGCGTTTCCTGATTCTATGTTACGGATTGCCCTTATTGTGGCAATCACTCTCTTATCAAATTTTGTTGGGTCTGTTTCAAACATATATTTTATATTTTGTTTATTATTTATTATATTGCCCCACCTTTATTAGTTAATCCTGCACCAAAATAACTTGTTCCCATTGTATCTGTTGTGTCACTTATTCCTTGTGCATACTCTTCTGGTGCGTACATACCAGGAACATAGAAGTCTTGTTCGCTTACTGGTACACCCATAGTTTGAGCTCTTTTTGCATACTTTTTAGCATAAATATTTAGATTCTGCTCAGATACTTTTGCCACCTCTTCAGCACTTTTAACAAAGGCATCTATTTGTTCATTATCAGATATTGCTCCCTCATACCATCTTTGTAGCTTGTTTATCACAGCTTCTGGTACACTTGTTGAGTTTATAGCAAGCCCATATTCACTCTCTCTAACAGTAGATGTTGGGTCTAATGACTTCATAAAAGAGTAAATTAGAGCAAGTTGTGCTTTTGATTTCTCTTGTGGTGTTCCATTTTTTGAAACCTCAGCAAGTCCTTTAAGTGTTTTATACTCTAATATTTTTGCTGTTTCTGTTTTCGTTGTTGTGTCAAAGTTTGTAGCAAGACTATTAAATACTCTACTTTGTGCGTCATTCATTGTTGCTGCTCCAAGTTGTGAAGGTGACTCTGCTCTACCAGCCATCGCAGCTGCCCCACCTAGTTGCTGTGCTCTCTGTGCAATTAGTTGGTCATTAACATTTTGCATACCTCTTATTTGGTCTGGTGAGAAAGCGTATCCTTCTGGTGTAGCATAAATACCCTTACCAGCATATCTTTGTGCGACCGCCTGGTCTAACATATTAAGGATCTCTGCTTGCGCCCCATAAGGTGAACCATATTTTGCCTGGGCAATCATATTAAGTCCAGCCATTAAATCTTGATTTGTATAGCCACCTTGTTGCTCATAAGAACTTAATCCTGTAGAAGGAGTAGAAGGAGTAGATGGAGTAGATGGAATTCCATAACCTTCATACCCTGTATAACCTCCTTGTGTGCTGGCTTGTGCCTGTGCAATCTCTGCACTTAAATCATCTAAACTTGTATCTACTGGCGTTGTTGGTGTGGTTGATGTAGGTGATGTAGGTGATATTGGTGTAGGTGCTTGTGATATTGCTTGTAGTGGATTTGCCATCCCTTTTTTAACAGCCTCACGATAAGCAGCAGTATTAACCCCCTCACCATAAGGAGTTCCTGCTGCTGTTATGTTGTATTTTTGACCACTAGGTAGTGTCCTTTGTGTGTTTAACGCCTTTTGTTCTGCATCCTTTGCCATTGCTTGCAATGAAGTTGGGTCTATTTTTAACCAAGATAGTAATGGATTATTCATATAGAAGTATTATAGATATTAAAAGTTTATATATTTTGTATAATCTGGGTAGTTGCCAGCAATCTTCTCTTTTGTCATTTGCTCAATTACCCCAGCCTGCTCTGTTGGCTTAATTCCTTTCATTCCACCAAAAGGATTGTATTGAGCAGTTGAAGTTGTAGTTATTGGCTTATAATTCTGTGTACCTAGAGTGTATTTAAGAATAGGACTCTGCTGTACAGCCCCCGTGCCATAGTTGTATTCCCTATTCATCTGCAGTTTATTTATATCTGCATTTGCGAGATTTGCCAACCTGTTTGTCTCCTGATTATACTTTCTGGTTAAAGAATCCATCCTTTCTTTGCGTGCAGAAGCGTCCCAAGTTCCCTGTGTTGCTTCCTGCTCATTTAACTTTTGAACATCTGCCTCATACTGTGATTGTAAGTTTTCTAGTGAGTTTTGGTATTGACCTTGAGTACTACCAAGCTCATTTCCATACAACCCTGTTTGATATTGACCATATTGCTCATAGTAAGGATTGACTTGTTTTGACACAAGGTCTCTTGCTGACTGTATATCTGACTCAGTAAGTATTTGCCCATTACCTAGATAAGCGCCTGCATTTAGTGGATTGTTCAATCTTTCAATACCAGCATAAAGAGCTGGGTCATTTGCTAGGTATGCTTGGCTAAGTGCGTTTCCATAAGGAGTACCCTGCATAGCGTCCACATAACTTTTAACCACCTTATCCTTCTCTAAGAAGTTCTGTGTAGTTGTATCGTATTGCCCAGTTGTTGGTAACCCTTTTGCTTTCTGAAAGGCTTGTAATGCCCTCAAAGTTAAATCACCAAAATAGTTTGTTGGTTTAGCAATCTTCAAAAACCCACCATCAATGAGTTGTTGTTGTAGTCGCCCCACATCACTATTTGTTTGTCCGTATGTTATATTCATATTATTATTATACCACTAAATTATAAGATTGTAAAGACTATAAACTCTATTTTAAGACCAGCGTCTAACCTTGTACCTCCAGAGTTAGTTTCTATTTGGAAGTAGTTGTTTTCTTTTGAAACATAAGTAAACACTGTTTGTAGGGAACTTGAACTTATTTGTGTAAAGACAAGATATTTTTTATGCCCAAGATTATGTGTTATCCTGTAAACACCTGTCCCTATCCTAGACAGTGTCCAGTTTGGCTGGAATACAAGTGTGGGGTCTTTTGACACTGTACTTGCCCCCGTAAACTCCCCACACCCTATTATTGCTGGTTGTGGAAAATCGGTCGTCTTGTAGTATATTGGCTGGTTAGGATTTGGAAAGGAGTTTCTATTTTCCTTCACAGTCATTGTCTGCTCCACTGAATCGCCCACATACTGTTTTAAGTCTTTGCGGTACAGAAGTCTATCTACTTCTTCTTTACTTTTTAAGAAATCATCCTTATTAAGATTATTCTCAACAATGTTTCCCCAATAGTCTTTGGCAGTTTCATTATTATTATTATTATTATTGACCACCTTATTTACTTTTTTTTCTTCTTCCATATTTTATTTTAGTATTAGGAGTTCTGATAACCTTGGTCATCTACTATTAGGAATACTGGGCGACCTATTTTAACTATCTGCCCCATTGTTTTACCAGCAAACCTCAATCTTATTTTATTGAACACTGTTGTCTGCACATTTCTGAACTCTGATATGTATGTATCTTTGAGTGAGCCAACTAGAGTCCACTCATTGTTTTTCTGCATATTAGTTTGATAATATACATTGATACCTGCAGCATTAAGAGAGGCTATTGAAAACCCTGTAACCCTTTTCCTATGGTGTTCACTAGCAAATGTTATCCAAGGAGTTATTGCCTCCACAAAGATTGGTATGTTTGTTGGGGTTTGGTATGGGTCACCACCTAATCGTCTATCTCCTGCACCTATATAGTTTACTTCTTCAAGGTCATCAGAGTCTACCCCAAAGGCTACTAATTGTCTTGTTGAGGTGTTTGATATTAAATATCCACCTAACACACTAAGTTTTCCAAGTCTAGCAGACGATGAAGCTGTTGGTGCAAAATCATAATAACTATTGATTGTCCACACCTGAGTTGATATTGTATATCTAAGCACATAAGACCTATCTGGTTGATATTCTATGCCACCACTATATGGAAAAGTTGTATGATGTGTTGTCCCATATATCTTTGAGCCAACATTAAAGTATATGTGGTCATCATCTGCCCATCCTACTGAAAACTGGAGATTGTAATCGTCAATTCTTTCTATTATTGGGGCAATCTTTCTTGATATTTCCTGAACCGAGCCATCTGTTGAGAGTTTGTATACACCTGTCGTGTGCAAGAAATAAAAACCATCTTTTGCTCTCACAATACATTGTTGATTTATTGCCCCCACATTTGAAATAGGAGAATTGTCAATAGATGTTGTGCTTTGAATACGATAGATACTGTTAGAAGTAAAAACAAATAACACTTGTTGAGCCTTCGCAAACCCTGTTATACCATTGCCATCCTTAACTGTTAGATAATTTGTGCCACCAGTTGTACTTATAACATCTGGAGCAAGTTCGTCTGAATAATAGATTTCTGTACCACCTGCTGTTGAGCTCCATATTCTACCAGCAAAACCTGCTGATATTAAACTTCCAGCAGGTAGTGATGTTGCCATATTTGCATAAGTTGTACCATTCCAGTATTTTAACACCTGCCCAGCTGTTGCAATAAGTAATATTCCCTTAAGTGAGTCAAAGTTTGTTCTGCCAAAAGTTGCATTCGGCATTGCATTATTTATTACAGCAGGCGCACCACTAAAACTGTTAGAGTATTTAAGATTTGTTCCTTCGTGGTATATCAACTTATTACCATTTATATTTGCAGATGTTATACCACACACATATCCTGCTGGTGCATTAGCGTCTGGTGTTCTGACTAATGGTAATCTTGATGAAAGCATACCAATGTCATCGTTATTTAGATTTTCAGACCAAGACACAGAGCCTTCTGGTGCAAGATAGTGGCTCAATATTCTATCATCAATCATACCCTCTTTTACGGGGTCAAGCACTACATCTATTAGGTTGTTTCCGACTTTATTTCCTATTTGCATATTATTATTTTTTTTAGGTAGTTATTCTTACATTCTGACCACCATATTTATTACCAAACACAGATGAGGCGGCGTGTATAAATCTCTTGTAATCTGGGTCTTCTTCACCGATACCGTCGTCCCTTCTTCTCTTGATAGCAAATCTTAAGAAGTGCTTATAAATATCTCTAAAGTGTTCTGGGATTGTTTCATCTAAGGACTCTATATCAACCATTTTCTTGTAGTAGTCTATATAACAGTTTCTTCCTTGCATTGCAGGTGGTATTGGTCTATCAAAGTATATTGCCCCATTCCACACTGTGTAATACAAAGGCATAGCATTGATAGGATAAGCCCAAGCTTGTGTGTTGGCAGGTATTGTCTTTAATACTGTGTGGGTACCACTCTGTGTGCCACTTGTATTTACTGCTGTACCATTAAGTGTTGTTGAAACTCTAAATGTGTCAGTAGTTAATCCTGTTGATATTACATAGTACTTTGTGCCTGCTGTCAATCCTGTTGGCAGTGCTCCTGTTGTTGTTAGTGTAATACTTTCACCCGCTAAAAGCCCGTGATTTGCAAGTGTGAAGACTGCAGGACTTGCTATTGATATTGTTGGATTTCCTATTGTGCGATTAAGACCAGTAACTCCTGTAAGTATATTACGAGCCTTATCGTTTCCTGTGTAACTTGCATATATAATGCTTTCTGTTGGTGAGTTTGTTGCAATAGTCACTGAGCCAGCACTTGGGAAATCTGCTGTTGACTCTAATTGTAATGTTGTTGCCCCAGACAATACTTCACTCACCGTTGGGGATTGTGTTTGCTGATATGCAGCAGCATTCCAAGACCTCTTATCAATGTACTGGATAGGGAACTTTGCCACATTTGAACCTCTTGAGTATTTTAGATTTAATAGAGAACGATTTGTTTCATTGAAGTCAATATCATCTGGTAAAAGCACATAGTTTCTGCCAGCCAACATTTGTATTGGGTGTTCAAAGTCTTGCCTCCACTCCTGCTGTTGCCCAAAGGTAAAGTCTGTGTCTACTATTCTACGAGCCTCATTAAGAGCTTGTAAGAGAAAGAGGTCCGTAATGATTGGGTCTGTGTCCTGAATACCAATGGCATCTCTAACTTGCTGGGTAAGAAAGCCAGCCTTATCTGGAGTCAAAGTGTCTGGGAATACTGTTGCTGAAGGGTTACTCCATAAGTAATATTCTTCCTTTCCACCAATAGAATAAGAATATACAAATCTTATGTAGTATGAGTCTGTGGTACCACCCGTTGCATCTTGATATACAGTAGTATTTGTTGTCCAGTTTGGGCTTATTAGTGTTTCTACTGTGGTGCCAGCACTATTTATCTTTCTTACAAGTATTTTATCATAAGCAAGCTCTTGTACCTTTTCGCCCTTATTGTGAGTAAGATTAAATTGACTACCACTTAAAAGAGTAAGAGTTGAGTTTGGGGAAGTACTATTTTTTGCAGTAACATAAACAACTTCTGCATTTTCTGTGCCAACAGAGCCAACGAGTACTGGGACAATCTTTGAGAAACTTGTTGCTGTGCCAGCCCCACCAAATGCTGTTTGCACACTTACAGTAATTGATGTGTTAAATGCTATTCCTGTAACAATAGCAATCACATTTGTTGTTGCTCCAAAAGTCTGCACAAAATCACCCACACGAACTAAAGAGGTATCTGTAATGTTCCAAGTTTGGTCACTTCCTTGACTTAATTGTGTAAATGTACCAGTCTTTGTATATGCACTAAAGTCCTGCACATTTTCCACTGTAAAAGTGGTGTTTACACCTGGTACTAAGTCTGTGGAAAGAAACGAGGTCGCCACAGTCTGTATGTCGTTCTGTATTGTTAGAGTGTTGCCCACATTGTGGACTACTTTTAATTGTGGTGTCATATTGTTATAATTGTTATTTTCTATTTGATTTTTTAGCAACCGACATTGCAATGGCGACTGCCTGCTTTTGTGGGCGACCAGCATGTATCTCTGTACTTATGTTTTTTGAGACAGCACTTTTATTTGAAGATTTGATGAGTGGCATATATTTATTATATTTATTATTTATTCTGATAATTTAATAATAACACATTTATGGCTGATTGTCAATATTATGTGAATGCTAGTAGGTTTGGTTTTATTGTTGAGAAAGGATATTGGAATCCTGCCCCACTGTTATATAATTGTGTTATTTCTGTCTCTGTTATTAGTCTATTCCAAATACCAACTTCATCTATATATCCATTATAGTAATAAGCAGTCCAATTATTATTGATATTATATCCACGAGCAAAGCCAATAGAAAAATCTCTATTACCTGCCGCATAAGGCCCCGTATAAGTACTTTGATTAGCAAGAGTCCCGTCTATGTATAATTTTGTATTTATTGTACTTGTTCCACTAAATAATAATACTATATGATGCCAATTACCATCAGCTAAACTTGTAGGAGAAACTACTGGAACATGTCCATTTATAGTAGAAGTTGTTGCTCTTATTTTACCAGTTGAGTCCATCCAACAAACCCTATCATCATAATTTGCTGTACTAACACTTCCCATTATTCCCTGCAATTGCTGTGTTGAAGTTTTAATCCAAAAAGACCAAGATTGATTTTGTGTTGTTGTATAAGTAGTAGAAATCCTACTTGAAGAAGCTGTTGTATAAGACGCCCCCTGATTTATTTTCCCGTAACTAGTAGAATAAGAAATCCCTGTATCAGTACCATTATAACTTCCAACACTATCACTGGAGTTTCCATCTAGTTTCCAATATGCAACTATATTATCTGTTAATGCCATATTATGCTGTTGCTACACATCGCCATTTATTAGTCTCTGTATTCCAGAAAAAACCAACGTCTAGTCGTGTAGAAGCTACTGTTGTTGTAGGCAAGGCGACTGTGCTAGCCTCAAAGGAAGTTCCCCAAGCGATAGCCCTTGCTGTTCCATTATCTGTTATTGATATTCTAAGAGTATCTCCGTCCACTGGTGTGCCTGTCATTGTAAATGAAGTTATTGCCGCTGATTGTGCTGTAATGTGTACTACATCATAGTTATCAGTGTTTATTGCTGGTGTGGCAGAACCTGCTGATAAAGCTAATACTCTTTTTGTTATTCTCTTGTTTGTTAGAGTGTTTGTACTACTTACTGTTGGCACTACTACTCCTTCTACTGCCAAAACTCCTGCTGATGAGCGGGAAAGTGTTGTGTCTGTTGCGTGTCCTAATTCTATCTGGCTTATTTGTGGTGCTGTTGCTAAAACTATTGAGCCTGTACCTGTTGTAGTATTTCCAAGAATTGTTGTGTTTGCATTATATGCTTGTACTCCAGAAGCACTACCTATCGCTACGTTTTTCCAATACCCTGCTACACTATCATATTGTATAAGTTGTCCATTTGCTAGTGTGCCAAATTGTACATTACTATCTGTTCCACCAAGTGTAGAACTTGAACCAAGATTTACAAAGAAAGAACCACTACCACCTGAACCTGCGTTTATAACAGTACCAATTTCCAACTTCATATTTGGAGCAGTCGGCTTATTTTTTGTGGGATTACCTGTTACTGGGTTATACCAAATAGTTTCTCCATCTACCCAAGTTTCTCCATAATCACTACCATCTGTTGAGATGTTGTGCACTATACCAAACTTTGCAATGCGACCAAAACCATTGGTTGCAATAGGTTCTGTTGCCACACCAAGTATTAAGTCTGGGTTTGTTAATCCTGACACAGTTGGAGCAAAGCTTATAACTCCTGAAGCCCCCACAATTCCTGTTTTGTATACAATCTGAAGTGGTGTATCTTGGATTGTCGCTGTTGCCTTTCCATAAACATACATCTCCTCTCCAACTTGCTGTGTAGTAAGCCCACCACCCATACCGAAGTTTAGAGACCCTGTTAGCTGATTGTACCATAGTTTACCAGCAGCGTTTGTGACTGCTGCACCATTACCCATTTGGATAGATAAAGGACTTGCTATGTTACCAGTGTCATCTATTGTTATGAGTGAGTTTTGTATTAGTTTTCCTGTTGCAAGGTCAAAACGAACAATTGCATTATCTGTTGCACTTGATGGTCCCATAACATCGCCACCACTACCTGTGTCTGGTGTATTTTCAAACAAACCACTTCCATTTTTTGCTATATGGTATCCAGCAGGAGTAGTCGCCAAAGCAACAAGGCTATTTAATGTATTCGCCTGTGTCGTTGTCATTGGATTACCATAGTTCGCTACAAATATATTCATATTATTATATTATATTATTATTCTCTGATATTATCTTAAGCCCCTCTTCTTCTAAAGCCGACACCCAATCATCCCCAAAGTATACTTTCTTTTCCCAAGTATAAACATTGAAGATTTTATTTAGTTCTTCGTTTAAGAACGGTCCCGATGCGAGCCAAGCAACTGGTGGTTTGTTGCCATCTGTGCTTAAAGGAGTATTGAAGAACCCTTCCCCTAAGTCTGCCTGTGCTTGTGCTCTATAGTTATCATTTATTATGATTGTTGCAAATGTGTAATTCATATTAGTGCTTATTAAAATGCTTTTGTCTTGCTATTTATATAATTCTCGGTGTTTGTTATTTGGGCAGGAGTACTTGTTGCTCCCCTTATTATCAGTTGATTAAGGCGACCGTTGAAGAACAGAGAGGTGCCTGCACGGGCGCCGATGTACAGCCGGTAATTGCCATAGTTGCCGGTGCCTTGGTCGGCGGTGCTGCTCGCGACTTGTGCGCCGTTTATACGCAGAATTGCCTGATCGCCGGAGATGCCTCCGGCACCGACGATAATGCTGGTAACTGGGGCCGAGTACGCAATGTTTGTCGTGTCCGCACGCGCGGACAGAGTGCCGCGTGATTCAAACCTGTATTTAACGCCGATTGATTGTACCCACGATACTAGGCTGACAACCCCAAAATCATAGGCGAGGCCTGATGTATATTGATCGAGAATCACCTGCGCATGACCACTGTCGTCCAGCTTCCGCACCCCCGCGAACACCGTCATTTTGTCGGTGGCGGTGAAGCTGATCGAGTTGGTGACAAGAAAGTCATCCACGCCGTCGAAGCGGAGGTAATGCGGAAAGCCCGCCGTGTCGTAATCGGTCGCGGTGTTGACGCGCTGATAAGCAGGGATGCCTATGCCGTCGTTGGCTACGCGGAGGTCTATATACCTAACTTCAATTGTTCCAACTCCACCCGCAGACTCATTCGTAATCGCAATGTTCCGACCTACACCACCGAGCGTTCTTGCATTAAACGTGAACGAATATTCTGCCCAAGAGGACGTGGTGGTTATATCGCCGGTATATTCATCAGTTGTCCCGTCGTAGAGTTTGAAACGGAATTTTTTATTTGTTGTCGATCTTGCTTCGATTCTGATTTTATACGAAGAAGAAACTGAGTTTGCAGGTAAGACTTGATACACCTGACTCGTTGCCTCTGTTGAAAAAGCAATAGAGCATGGCGAACTTCCAGATTTAGTGGCTGACGCAAACAAGAGCCACACAGCATCATCAAACTGTTCCGTCTTCGTCAGCAAATTCACCCGCGCCGACAGCACCGGCCTGCTCGTGCTGGTGGTCTGGGTGGCGTGGTTGCCGGGGAGTTCGCGGACGGAGATGTTGTCGAAGCTGTTTGTTGTGCCGACACTTGCCTCTCCGTTGTGTGCGCTTATATGCGACGTAGTGCCTGTCGCCATAAAAATTACCTGTAGGGTTCCGCTTGCGGTAGTCTTTGTGTCATAACCAAGGTTGAACGCTGCGGGCGTTGTACCTACTTGCAAGTAAACCCGCAAGGATGTCCCGCGCACAAAATCACAAGTCAGTTTGTATGTTTTTCCTGGACTTGTAGAAATTGCCTGTTGAGCATTCCCGTTGTTTACGCCAGTATTTGTTATAACTAAAAAACCACCAGACACAGAGAGAGTAGAATAACCAGCACTCCACCCTGTATCCCCATTGCTGAAGTCACCATTCGTGACCAGTTCCGGCCCCAGCACCAACCCCTTGGACTTATCCAGCATCAACCCCACCGGCTGCTCAACAGCGGTGACAGGAATGGTGCCTGCGGCGTCTTGGTACAGCGTCGTCAGGTCACTCGGGTCATACCAGACACCTTGTTCGCCAGCCTTAAAAAGAGAATAAGGGCTAAATCCAGAATATCCAGCATTCTGCACAAAACTCTCTTCTATTATTCTTGAGCCCGACCCTTTTGCGTCAACAAATATATTTTGCATATCTTATAATATTATTTATTTCTATCTATTTTTAATATATTCTCTAGTATTCCTGTAAAAATCTTTAACATCGTCTTTGTACCTATTAACCCACCAATACCGATTAAACCAAAGAGCACATATTCATCAGCAATAAAAGATTTAAGAAGCAATCCCACAATCATTGCGTTGACAAAATGCACAATAGTAAACAGTATAAACTGTTTCATTGTTGCCTTATTTTCAGTATTCATTGAGGTCATAACCTCTATTGACCCCGCAATTGCAGATATCATTGCCACAAGAGCCATTTTGATTGTCATAGCTAGCGCCACTGTAACTGGTTCACTCATATATTCTTATTTTTAACTTTTTTTACTAATAATTGTGCTATCTAAAGGGATTTCTTTTATTTCTTTCTCTATATTAAACTTATTAAGTTTTGCAGTATTTATGAAGTCTTGATAAAGCTCATTGACAGCCTTTTCTCTATCAATGTTTCTATTCTCTCTGATATTGAGTTCATTTTGGCGTTCAAGTAACTCTTTTTCTTTGTTGATTATTGTGCCCTCAAAAGTCTTAAACCCAACAATTGCATTTTCTGCAATATTTTTAATTAAGTTTAGTTGCTCTTTTGCCTCTTTGCGAATATCTCCCATTTCTACTACAATCTCAGAAAGTATTGTCTTAATGTTCTGTGTTGTCTCAGAGATTTCTTTTTGTACACTAACAGTTTGAGCAAGTAGTCTTTCTGCCGCACCTAATTCTTGCTGTGCCTTAATTCTCTTTCCTTCTGTTATCTGATACTCTTTCTCAAGAGCAACTAACTGCACCCTCTTATCAGCAATCTCTTCACTTAGAGGAACTATTATGTTGTCTTTATTCTTTATAAGATTTTCCGAGGCATCAACTAAAGATTTATTACTATTAACTAACTCTTTATTCTTTGCTAGCAAGTTATCATATTCAAGTTGTGCCTCAGACATTAACCTAATTAACTCATCTCGTCTCTGTGCAAAACCTTGTAGGGTTGCTTCTTGCTCTGGGGTTGTTTGTTGAATAAATGCCATAAAAGATTATAATGTATTATAATGTATTATAATGTATTAAAGAATATTATAAGGTAGCCTCTTTACGTGAGTATTTAGCCATACCAGTAATTGTTGCTGCCGCACTTGAAGCAAAGATAATAGCCTCACCTGGTCTTGCTTTCACAACTGGCTCACCATACATACCATTGAGGTCTGACATATTAACACTACCATTAGCGAGTAATTTGAATGTGCCCACTGTGCGTGAACCAAGTTTAAGTGTTATTACAGTGTCAGCACTTGTTGAAAGTGTTAACATATGTAAGAAAGTCTCTGTTGTTGGAGATGCTGTCACAAGTGTGTTGTCTGCCCCAGCTGAAGCAGATACATTCACATTTACGTCAACCATCTCACCGTGTATATTTATAAACATATATTTATTAAAATATTAAATTATTTATTAAGCTTAAAAAACAATAAAAACATTATTGGGTCAATTAGTATCTTAAATTAAGAACCCTAGTGGAGACACTATTGCTAGTGCCCCCAAAGGATACTCAAATGTATTCAAATATTTAGACTATGAAGCTAGACCATTTGATGCCATGAAGTAACGGAAGTCTGCCCCACCAAATGTTGCATATTCTGTTGCTGTTGAAACGATATCCATATTACCTACATAGTCAACTTGGAATGGTGTTGATTGTAATTCCATAGATTTAACATATTGTAGACCATAGTGTTTATCAAGTTTCTTTGAGTCAAACATAAACCAAGCAGCTGATGTAACACCAGTTCCACCATAGTTTGCAAGACCAATCAATTCAAATGAGTAGGTTGGATTTGCATCTACGAATGAGCCTGCTACACCTGGTTGTGCTGAAGGATATTTACCTGAATCAAGAGTTGCCTTGATTGAAGAAGCAAGAGCATAAGCTGCTGAATTCTTAAGAACAATAATTCTATCAAGTGTTGAACCAATAAGTGGTAGACCACGACCATCTTTCTTAGCTGTGTGTTGTGCTCTTGCAGCAATGATAGCTGTTAAAGAAAGTGTTGGGTTTACTGTACCTGAAGTGATAAGGTTTGACCATGCTGTACCTCCGTCCTCACGTGGGTGAGAAGCTGAGAAAAATGCCACACCATCAGCACCAGTTGTGTCAAGAGTTGTAGCTGAAGCACCTGTTGAACCTTGTGGAACAAAAGTTACTGATGTTCCAAAACCACCCATAAGGTATGATTGTGCAAGGTAGTTCTTTAGGTGAACAACTGCATTTTTCACATCTGTGATTTGGTCTGCAATCATTTTGTCAAGACCTACTTGGTCACCATTTTGAAGCATGTAGTATGCACCTTGTTGTGAAAGACGTACACGTGATGTAAAGATAACTTGTACGAAAGTCTTAGCAAAACCTTGGATTGGAGCGTCAGAAGCTGGTATTTGACCATCTGCTATGATTTGCCCCATTCCTAGACCTGTGATACCAAGCATTGAGTATTGGTATTTTTTGTCAGAAACTTCGTTTGTATATTTTTTGTATTCCTCTTCTACATTTGCAGAAACTTGTGGAATAATTGTCTTTCGTCTATTGTCTAATAGGGAAAGGGTTGTTGCGCTGAAAAAATCAGAAATATTAACCATATTATTGTTTTAGTTATTATGAAAAGATGTAAATAAAAATATTATACACGCTTTGCAATTACTTGTTTATCTGCTGCAGCACCGACTATGCTGATTATTTCAAATACACCTGCTGTTGCATCTGTACCTGTATTGTTAAGTTTGTCGCCTGTTGAGTTTAGGACACAACGCTGACCAACTTGTGTTGCTGCTGTGTTGTTTACTGTGTCAACTAGGAATTCATCCCCACGTGATACAATTAAACAATTTACTGGTGTTGAACCTGAAGCTAAAGTCTCTTTTGAGATATAGATTTCTTGGTTTTGGTCAGTTGAAGCACCTGCTACTGCTAGATTTCCAGTTGTTGTAGAAATAGCATAAGCATATCCTTTGTCTGTTGCAAGAGAAGTTCTTGGAACATTGCGGAAGTTTCTATGAACTGTTGTTATAAGTTTGAACATATTTATAATGTTATACTAATGAATAAAAATAAAAAGTGGCACTAAGACCACTTTTCAAATCTTGAAACTATGAAACTATTAGTACAACCAGCCCGTAGTTGGTAATCCAGCTGCCTTGTAAACATCAGCCTCTGGTCCTTCTATTTCGCCTTTTGTCTTAGTCTCTGTTGAAGATTGTTTTCCAGAAAAATCAACCAAATCCCTTTTCTCAGAAGCTTGCCTTGCAGCTGCACTTCTATTTACTTTAGGGAGAGAATAACTTGCCACCATATCCATATACATCATAAGTTTTTCCTTAGGAGTGTCTGGGGTTGGCTTAAACATCTCTATTACTTGTCTTTCTAACGCCTCTCTTAGTTGAGGGTTTTTTGCAATATCTGGTCGTGAGGCGTAAAATGTCTTGATAGCGTCTGTGTGTTCGTTTTGTGTCTGGGAAGCACGCATTTCACGCATAACATCTTCTCTTATCTGTTGTTTGTAGTTTTCAATCTCGTCAGCGGACACAAAGCCCATCTTGCGTAGATTTTCCTTAATAACAACTGCCTCATCATCTGTAAACACTTCTTCTTTAGTTTCACTATTTGCCGAAGTGGTCTCAGTCTTTCCAGAGTGGCTTGCAAGGGCTTTGCGCTGTTCTTTAAGACTCTTTCTTAGTAAAGACTCTTCTTCTGGACTTTCAGCGTTTTCAATTTGCTGTTTAGTCTGGAACATTTGCATACGATAGGAGTACTGAATATCAGACTCACCTTCATATCTTTCTGGCACCTTGATTGCTTTTTCTTCGACAGGAGTTTCAGCATTTTTTTCATCATTTTCTATGATGGGTTGCTTATCCGATTCTTGTGAAGGTAACGACTGTGAACCTTCTGGATTCACCACCGCCTCATTTGTTTGTTCTACTGGTGCTGTTAGAGGTTCAACATCAGAGTTAGTATTTTCATTTATTGGCATACCATTTTTCTAGTTTTCCAACTAGGTAACTTTTCGTAGTTACTACTATATTATATTATACAACGAATAAAAAAGTTTGTCAAGTGTTTTTGGTAATTTTCCTAAAACTATTTCTTTAGACCCAAGTATTTGAGGCTTCTATCAAAATATCTTTTGAAGAAAGTTGGCTCAAATGATGAAGGGAAACTACCAAACTCTTTAGTTGAAACACGACCATCAAAGTTTACAACTATTGTATCTACCTTAATATCTCTCTCTGCATAATCGCCATAGATGTCTTTTGGAATTGGTGATAATCTTTTTGGAATAACAAATGTGTAAAGATTTTGCAATTTGTTTTTGAACACGATTATATCTGGTGCGGTTGGTGCAATCTCTCTAAGAGTTTGAACCTCAACATCATCCTCATCTAAGCGATTACCTAATGTTTTAATCCAGCTTCTATGTACAAGTCCCTCTGTGAAATAATCTTCTGGGTTTGCCCCTAGAAACGCTTCTGCTTCCTCTTGTGGTAAACACATTTCACGATAGATAGCATCTTCGTCTACGAACATATTACGACCTTCTTTGTCTTTAATTGTATGCTTCTCAACAATAGCTCGTATCATTTGTGCTTCCTCTTGTGCCTTACTTAGAGGATTAACAATCTTTCGTGTTGTGGTCTCTTTCTTTTCCACTTTTTCCACTTTTTCCCCTTTCTCTACTTTCTCTACTTTTTCTACTTTTTCCATATTATATATGTATTATTTAATTAAATATCTTTTAATTGTTCTCTTAATTCTCTTCGACATCTTTTCCCCCTGCCACTGATTTATTTTTTTTATTTTCCTCAATGGCAGCAATTTCTGCTTTGTATATCTTTTCGACAAAGTCCCTATTCTTTTCTAACAGAGTTTCTTCTGCTTTCTTTAGATATTCATCGCTAACTGCCTCAACCTGCCCAGCAATCTTTGCCAAACCATACCCCTCTTCAAGTTTCGCCAACAAGAATGGGTACATGTGTCTGTAAGGGATTGTAAATGTTTCGCCCTCCTTTATGTCTCTATCTGCTCTAAAGTACAATGTTCTTTCTGTCTCTGTCATATAGACTTTATCCAAGTCCATGTCTTTTAAGTGTAGTAAGAAGGACTTTGTCTTTAATCCTTCAACAATAATTGTTGTTAGTTCAGCGGCAGATATTTTAACCTTATCTTTCTTTGGCACAATTGTGATAATGTCGTTCTTAGTGTTTGATTCTGTGTCCTTGATTATTATATCACAATCTTCTCTCTCATATAGATAGCCCTTTTTAAGTTTAGTTTGTTTCATATTGTTTATTTTTATTACTTTCTTTATTTTCTTAAAGCACTTAGTGGTGAATAATTTGATAACGATGTAATATAGTTATCAACCGCTTGCAGTAGTTCTAATTGTCCCACTGCTTTTGCGTTGTTAACCAAGGTGTCGTAATCTGTTTCCCCTAATCTTGGATACTGTGTCATACACGCCTCCAATACTTTTCGCACCACCTCTCTATTACTCTCCTGAAAAATAAACCTTATTTGTTCACTAACTTTTGCCACATCTATATTGTTATTAACTTCTTTCATAGTATTCGTTCTATTAACGTATTAAAACTTATAAATAATCTATTTAACCTATTTGCCCCCTTGCTCCTCTACCTATTGAGGCGTTATAAGCACTACTCATTGGACTCCCATTGTTTGCTGTATTACTTAATTCTTGTGGTGACTGTGGTTGTGTGACTGGTGTATTATCTGCCTGTAGTGGTGTACCTTCTCTATTTGTCATACCCATCCCCATTCCTTGTCCTTGTGCGCCTGGCCCTTGTAATCCTCCCATAAGCCCTAATGCCTCTAATGGATTTTGCTCAGGCATTTGTGGTTGTGACTGCATTATCTTATCATAAGCCTCCTTTGGAATATAATGGAAGATATCTGCCTTCTGTGTTTCAATGAACTTTGTAAGAGCTGTAAGTTGTACCTTTGCCTGCTCTGGGTCTTGTTGCATTAAGCCAAAGATAAGTTGTATAGAACTTTGAACGATTGGGAATAGTTGTAATGAAGCCTGCTTTGCAATTTCTATTGAAGGAATAATCATTGAGTTTGTGTCCACTTTAATTGTAACTCTATCATATCCCATATACTCTGGCTGGTCAAGTTCCTTAATCTTCTTAATAACATTTGACCTTGATACCATTATGCTACTGTTTCCAAGTTCCTGAATATCTTGATTTTTGAAATCAGACTCTTTGAGCATATCGCTTGAGTAATCAAATGAGATTGGAACTCTAAGACTTGATAGCACTGTATACTTTTGTTTTGGCACATTCACTGGCATTCCATTTTCATCATAGAACTCTTCATCCTCGTCCATTTCGCCGACTTCACCAGCCCCCTCTTTTCTCTTATTGATACCATTAGGCATTTCTTCTTCTCCTTCTCCTTCTTCACCCTCAACTTCTACGTGGTGGAAGGCTGGGTTAATTCGCACAAACTCTTTTACTTCTTCTTCTGTTGAGAAAATGTATTCTCTTTCCTCAGCCTCATCTTGTTCTAGCCAAGAGAAGAATATTGTAGCGTCATTTTCGATTGCCTGTGCAATAGAGTTTCGAGGGATAACTAAACGATTTAGTGCGGCCTCCTTTAAGATAACTGTACCCGCCACTGTGCTCTCTGTACCATTACCTGAAACGATGTTATTAACACCAGTGTTGTCCTCAAGGTTTTGTTTCTGTGCGTTCGCATAGTTGATACCAAGAGTTACATTGCCTGTTGTGCGCACAATATCTAACTTAGAGTTTGCTGGCAATACATTAGCCTTGTTAGGAGTTCTCTGATATGTTAGGTCTCCATTAGGTGTAGGTGTACTTAAGAATATAAGTGGGAAAATCTCAGCCTCTATTTGTTCTGCATTAAGTGAGTTAATGTAGTTGTATAGTGCCACATTGCCCCTCATAAACTCAAACAATCCTACTCCGTGTGGGTCGTTCATATCTCTTGAGAAACATTGTGTTGTGACCACTGAGCCGTAAACGTCTTCATTTGGCATTTCGCCATCATAGAATACAATATCTGATGAAGCAACTATGTAACGATTATCTGCTGGGTTTTCGTACACCGTTATAGTAACGTGTGTCTTTGTTTTGTTTGGGTCCTCTTCGTGAGCCTCCCTTGATAATCCTGCTGTTTCGTTTTTATTATCCTTTAAGCTCTCAACCTTTCTTGCCCTCTTTCCAAAACGTTTCTTTTTCTTTTCGTACTCCTCCTTTGTAATATCGTATTCATATAGAACCTCAGGGCGATTATCATTTGAGTATGGCTTGTATGTTGTACCGAGCCAAGTTCTTCGTGGGTCTAGTGGCTCACGATAGATATCATCAAAGATAATCTTTGGTATCTTCTTTCCATTGATTGTTTTCTCTACCTCAATCTTCTTAGGGTACTGTCTCCAAGCTGCCCACCCATAAGTGAAAGTATTTTGTGCCACCGTTTGAAGTGTGTTTTGCCCATTCATCTCTGGCACAGTCCAACTTCTTTTCCATAACTCATACCAAGCTCTTGCTTTGATTTTGTTTGTTGAGTATGCGGTACCATCTGGACAACGAGAAGCAACCGCTGATGCCGCCACCAATATCTTTGAGAAGTGAATAGGCTCCTTTGCTCTTGGCACCCTGCTCACACTATCATTTAGATTTCTATTTACCACAGGTCGCACCGCCCAATCGGTTGAACCATCTGCCCTCTGGGAAACAATAGCGATTTGATTGATTCCATCACCAGCATCTAGTCGTTGCTTTGTAATAGAAGTATCCATTAGTTCGAGGTCTATTTCCCTGTATAGAGAATCGAACTTTTTTCTATATTTAGCGTCCTTAAACTCCTTCTTTTTGCGGATTAAGAAACTAATTGTATCTTTGGTACTCATTTAATGATTTAATTATTACTAATATATTAAAATTATAACATAACTGTGAAAAGTTGTCAAGTAATTTTAAGTTTTTTCTTTTTTTTATTCTTTTTTGCTCTACTTAAACAAAATACTGTGCCAAGAACTTACTTTTACTGGTGTATCCACCTCTTTTCTGTTCGCCAACATACCATAAGCAATCGCAGTGGCGAGAATTAGATCATCGTGCTTACCAAGTTGTGCCTGTGGCTTACCCCTTTTATCTCTCACAAATGACACCATTTCACTTAGAATAAGATGATATGGAAACTCAACAGCCTTATTGAAGAAAGTCTTAAACTCGCCCAACGCCACATCTCTTGTCTTACGGTCAGTGAGCCATCCATATTTTTTAGTCATCGTCTGTGTTATCTTATCAAACTCTTCCCTATAATAGAGATTAGGATACTGTTGGCGTGCAAGTTCTGTGTTCACCCAATTACCATCTTTGTTAAACTCTACACCCAGTACAGCGGTATTATATTTGTGTCCCAATTTTATTACAAGTTCTGCATACTCATCTGGCTCAATATGCCCCCTATATACAGCCTTTGGAAGTTTATCATAACCAAGCACTGTTGCTACCGAATAGTCACCACTTAGTAAACCCTCTGCCACGTCGCCCCCTATCACATAGTGTCGCCCAGGCACAGGGTCTTCGTAAATAATAAGCCCCTCAAAGTTCTCATTACTTATAGAGTATTGTGTACCCCTTGGCACAAAGTCTGTACCTGTCCAATCGTACACCGAGCCAATAACATCTCTTTCAAGTTCCTTAAAGATTTTCCTGGAAGAAAAGAAGTTTGCACCTGTGGAGATAAAGGCTTCCATTGGGTCTGTCGGAAACTCCTGATTTAGTTTGTTAATATCTCTTTCTGCCCCAATCCACTTTGTGTAGTAGAAAGTAAGTTCTTCATCACTGAGCCCCCATTCTTCCTGGTATTGTGCCCAATCAATTTCCCCCTCCTCCATATCTTTGATATCAATAATACCATCCGCACATACTTCTCTTATTTGTTCCTCATCAAAACGCCAATTATAAAATACTGGGTAAAACTCAGCCACTGTATTTACAGGCTTGATGTTATCTTTTCTTTTCCACGAAGACATAAACTTATCATAGAAAAGCCCCGTCACACCTTCCGCTGTACTTTCAATGATAATAAGGGAGTTAGTTGCTGGCACAGATGGTATAGTACCTGTCACAACTTCGTCCGCCCTCTGTGGGTATAGTTTTGCTAGCTTTGCCAACTCTGAAATATGAAGCAATGAGAATGTGCCCGAACGCCCCGAGTTGCTCACACTTATAGCTGAGATAGAACCGTCTGGGTATGAGAACTGTACCTTGTTTGCTCTATTCTGGTTGAGGTCAAGTATTTCCACCAGGGGCTTTGGCAGATTTCGCACCGCATAGGCAATCTTCCTGTTAAAGAGTTCGCCCGCATCTTTGAGGGTGTGAGCAATCTGTAGAGCCTCAGTATTTGGGTTGAAAATAATTTCATCTAAGAACCACAATGCTGTAAGAGTTGTAAATCCAAGCTGACGAGCCTTCAAGATAATTATTTTACGATATCCCTTGAGCACATAGTTTTCAACAAAGTGGCGCTGTGCCTTATTAAAAGTAAATAGAACCTTCTGGCTCTTCTTGTTCATTATGTAGTAGAGGTGCTCCATACGCCACATCTTTGATTCCTTACTCCTGAGCAGATTAAAGTCTGTCTGTATTAGATAATCTATTTGTTCCTCTGGGTTAAGGTTCGTCGGGATTACTTGCTCACCATTGCGGGTTGTTGGGATATTAAGATACTCTTCTATAGTTATTTTATTCAATATCTCTGAATTGTTCATAGTATCATTATAACATACAAAGTAAAGGTTGTCAAATAAAGACTAAATAAGTGGTATTTTGCCCCCTAAATCCACTTGACAAGATTTTGGCAATATGATATACTGTATATAGATAGAGGAAGCTGGTGGTTTATAATAGGTAAGCGCCCAGTTGCAATAAAAATATTAGAAATGAAGACTAACTACGGTGGAAGCACGAAACTAGCCGTACTTAAGTCTACAGTCAGTTAACTCTTCTGATGAGTGAAAAAGAGTGACCATTATTTACATAGGGACCTGAGGTAATGGTTTAGTTCGAATCAGATGTGTGGTAAAACCACGACCGCCCCGAAAAGGGATATGCAAGCAGCACGGCTTATCGTTGCACGCTTAGGGAAGGCATATTATCGTAATGTAGACAAGTTTCTAATTCTCATAAAGGTGTTTATTTTATATCTGATATCTATCGGGATAACTTAACCACGCTAGGGAAGGCGAAGGGGGTTAAAAATAAGAGAGGAGGAAATAAAGGGGGCAAAAAGAACTAAGAAGAACTTAAAAGAAATAAAGATGACTAAACAGATAAAACAAATAGAGCAAATAGAGCAAATAGAGCAAATAAAAACAGTGAGTATACGGTGGGGCAATCTTCATCGTATGGTGTGTCCAATGTGTGGGGCAAAGCTGGGCAGAAGGGGAAAGAAGAGGGGTTTTCAGACGGAGGGCAGATGGTTGGCATTGTGGGTGTGTAAGGGTTATCAAAGAGAGGACCATGGGCTAAAAGAGGGTTGTGGGTTCTTTATTAAGGAGCAGAAACTTAAGAACTTGGTGGCAAAAATGAAGAAAGAGAAGGAAGGAAGGGCGGAGGCACAGAGGGCATTTAAGGAAGCAAGGAGGGCGACGGGCAAAGATAAGATATTTAGTAGGCGGAAAGTGGGGGTGCCATTGGTATCAGTAACATTATAGTGGGCGCTATAATAATAAAAAATAATAAAAAATAATTAAAAATACCCTTATAAATTAAGGGATTTTTTAATGGTGGCAGGGTTGGTAAAATTATCCTCTACTATCC